GTAAGAAAAGATCATCCAACTGCTAAACCAGTAGAATTATGTGAAAGAGCAATCAGATATTCTTCAGAAAACGCTGATATAGTCTTAGATTTATTTGGTGGTAGTGGTGCTACTCTTATTGCAGCTGAAAAATCAGCTAGAAAATGTTATATGATGGAATTAGACCCAATATATGTAGATGTTATTGTAAAAAGATGGGAAGATTTTACTGGTAAAAAAGCAAAGTTAATTAATGGCTAAAATACCAAACTATCCAATAGCTGTTATAGCTAAGTTGCTAGACCTATCTGATCGCCATGTAAGAAGATTAGCAGCTGATAATATTTTAAAGAAGCCTGAAAAAAATAAGGGTTGGGAAATAACCAATGTTACTTTGTATATCAGATACCTTAGAGAAAGAGCTTTTGGCAAAGATATAAGCACTACCGATTTGCATAATGAAAAGTTGCGTCTTACTAAGGCACAAGCAGATAAGGCAACACTAGAAGTCGAAGAGTTGGAAGGTGAAATGATACCTGCAAAACTAATAGAGGATACTTGGATTAATTATACAAAAAATGTGCGAGCAAAATTACTTGCACTTCCAACAAAAATATCACACGAAATTGTAACTATAAACGAATATCAAGAAGCACTTGAGTTTTTAAAAAAGCAGATCAATGAAACACTTAAAGAACTAGGAGAAGATGGATTACCTAAAAAATATAGAAAGCGTGCTACAAAAAGTTCGCCAGAGTTGGCAACCGCCAAAAAATCTAAAAATATCTGATTGGGCAGATAGCTATAGAAAGTTATCGCCTGAATCTTCGGCAGAAGTAGGTCAGTGGCATACTAGCCGAGCAGCATATCAAAAAGAAATTATGGATATTTTTAATAATCCTGATATTGAAAAAATTGTGGTAATGACTTCATCGCAGGTTGGTAAAACAGAAATTTTGCTAAATGCTATAGGGTATTATATTGATCAAGACCCAGCTCCAATGCTAGTTGTTCAACCAACTTTGGCTATGGGTCAAACATTTAGCAAAGATAGATTGTCTGCAATGATAAGAGACAGCGAAAAATTACAGGGATGCGTTAAAGACCCAAGAAGTAGAGATAGTGGTAATACTACTATGCACAAAAAGTTTGCAGGTGGTCATATTTCAATAGTAGGCTCTAACAGTAGTGCATCTTTAGCTAGTAGACCTATAAGAATTTTATTTATGGATGAAATAGATCGATTTGAATTAAGTGCAGGCAGTGAGGGATCACCAACTGCTTTGGCTATTGCAAGAACAAAGACTTTTTGGAATCGCAAGATTTTTATGTGTAGCACTCCAACTATCAAAGGCTTATCTGCAATTGAATCTGCTTTTGAAGAATCAGATCAACGCTACTACTATGTGCCTTGTCCTGAATGTAATACAAAACAAGTTCTAAAATGGAAGAATGTCGTATGGGAAGAAAACAAACCTGAAACTGCTACTTATGCTTGCGATCATTGTGGATCAGTTATTGAAGAATCAAAGAAACAATGGATGCTAAAACATGGTGAGTGGCGTGCAACAAAAGAAACAGAAAATACAGCAGGCTTTCATATATCAGAACTTTATAGTGTTTGGTCTACTTGGGGTCAAATGGCAACTGCATTTTTAGAAGCTAAAAAGAATCCTGAAACACTTAAGACATTTATCAATACAAGTCTTGGAGAATCTTGGGAAGAGCAAGGAGATTCTGTGGAGTATGACACTTTACTTGAAAGAAGATTGAACTACGATCACACAACCATTCCAGAAGATGTGTTAGCAATAACTGTTGGCGTTGATACACAAAAAGATCGCTTAGAGTTGCAATGCGTAGGTTGGGGTAAAAACTACGAAGCTTGGGTTATTGATTATAAAATACTATGGGGTGATCCTAATGCTCTTGGATGTTGGAATGATCTTGATGCATATTTGAAGAAAAGATTTAAAACTGAATCAGGAAGATACATACCTATCTCTTGCACCTGTATTGATTCTGGTGGATTACATACTAATCAGGTTTATGCCTTTACTAAGCCAAGACAAGCAAGGCGAGTGTTTGCTATTAAAGGTGCTAGTGTGCAAGGTAAACCAATAGTGAATAGACCAAGTTATGTAGGTAAAAACAAAGCTGTTCTTTATACACTTGGAGTTGATACGGCAAAAGAAGCAATCTTTAATAGACTTGCTGCTGAACCTGAAGATTCTACTTTGCATTTTTGTTTAGATTTAGATGAAGAATATTTCAAACAGCTTACAAGTGAAAAGCGTATAACCAAATGGGTAAGAGGTAAAAAACAGTTAGTCTGGAAGCAAGTAGGAAAAAGGAATGAAGCACTTGATACTTTAGTTTATAGTTTTGGTGCTATCTATATATTAAATCCAAATTTTGATGTTATAGAGCAAAAGATACTTGATGTGGGTACAGAAAAACCTAGAAAAACCAAAAATCCAAACAAAATCAATATAAAAAGAGGTAATTTTGCTACTAATTGGAAGTAGATATTGACAAAAACAAAATGGTTCATAGTGTTATAAGTAGGTGTATCTATAACATTTATGAGGATTATTGTTGACTAACAGATTCGATAGAACAAATTATCCAACTGCTGAACCCGCAAAACTAGTTGCAGGCGACAGATTTACATGGAAAAGAGACGATTTAGCAAATGATTACCCTACTGGTACTTTTGCTTTAACGTATGAGTTCCATGAAGATAGCGGTGGTGGTGGTAATAAGAAGTTTACTATTACTGCAACCGAAGCAGACAGCACCTATTACATAGAGGTTGGTTCATCAACTACAGCAAGTTATGAAACAGGTGATTATATTTGGGAAGCCTACATAACGAGGAGTGCTGATTCTGAGAGAATCATGGTTGATTCAGGAAGAACTGAAATCACAACCAATCTTGCTAATACAAATGCAGATTTGAGAAGCCACGCTAAAAAGGTGCTTGATGCAATTGAAGCTGTTATGGAAAACAGAGCTTCAATGGATCAAAGCTCAATGTCGATTGCAGGAAGATCACTTTCAAGAACGCCATTGCCTGATTTGATGGAGTTAAGAGATAGATACAAAGCAGAATATTTAAAAGAAATAAAACTAGCTAGAATCAGAAACAAACAAGGATCAGGCAATACTATCAAAGTAAAGTTTGGTTCAACTTCAACTATTAACCCAACAGAATACACATAATGGCTTGGTACGATAATTTATTAGGCAATAACAAAAAGAAAGTTAAGAAAAGAACTTTCAAAAGAAGTTATCAAGGTGCAAACACAGGAAGATTGTTTGCAGACTTTTTAACCACCTCAACAAGTGCCGATGCAGAAGTCAAAGACAACCTTAGAATCCTTAGAGATCGAGGTCGAGAGTTAGCTCGCAACGATGCATATATCTCAAGATACCTTAACCTGATGGTATCGAATGTCATTGGCAAGCAAGGCGTAAGAGTAAGCTCCAAGTCTTACAATGATGATAGATCATTGGACTTAGGAGCTAACCTGCTGATTGAAAGAGCATGGAAAGAATGGACACAACTAGGTAACTGTACTGCAAATGGAAGATTATCATTTTTAGATTGTCAAAAAATATTCATTGAAACCTTGCTAAGAGATGGTGAAGTTTTAATAAGAAAAATAAAAACAACAGATTCAGACTTTGGTTTTCAAATACAGTTCTTAGAAGCAGATCATTTAGACGAGCAAAAGAATGATAGCTCACTACCAAATGGAAGAAGTATTAAGATGGGTGTTGAGGTTGATAGAAACGATAAACCAATTGCCTATCATTTATTTAAAAAACATCCTTATGGAAACACCTATCCAAAACCTGCTCAAGAACATATTAGAGTACCTGCTGAAGAAATAATACACGCATACTTACCAAACAGAGCAGAACAAACAAGAGGTGTATCTTTTATTGCACCTGTTATGGCTAATGTAAAGCAGCTCAATGCATATCTTGAAGCAGAGATAGTAGCTGCAAGAGTTGGTGCATCTAAACAAGGATTTTTTATTAGTCCAGACGGAGATGGCTATGTGGGTGATGGTGATTATGAGGATACTTTTAATCCTACTATGACTGCTCAAGCAGGTGTATTTGAACAGTTGCCTGCAGGTATGGACTTTAAAGCTTTTGATCCATCTCATCCAAATTCTGCTTTTGATTCTTTTACAACTAGCGTGTTAAGAAGTATCGCAAGTGGTCTTAATATTTCATATCATTCATTATCAAACGATCTGAGTTCAGTTAATTACTCTTCAATCCGTCAAGGTGCATTAGAGGACAGAAGTGCATATCAACTAATGCAACAGTTTATCATTGAGCATTTTATTGACCCCGTTTTTAAATCTTGGCTAGAAATGGCAATGTCAACAGGTTATATCAATCTACCGATGGGTAAGTTTGATAAGTTTGCTAGAGGTATAACTTATATACCAAGATCATTCTCACACATTGATCCATTGAAAGAGATGCAAGCAAACGTCATAGGGTTACAAAACGGAACAACAACTTATAGCGATATATCTTCTGCTTTTGGAAGAGATGTAGAAGAATTGTTTGAACAACATCAAAAAGAAATAGCACTAGCAGAACAATATGGAATTGAAATAGCTTATCAACCTTTTGGTCAGAAGATGCCAGTTGAAGCTAACATACAAGGTGGCGATGATGGCGACTGATTTTCCAACTAAAGGTGATGATAAAAAAGTTTCACTAAGGAACTCAAACTATCCACAATTTGATTATGATTTTATTGCAGGTGTAAAAGAAAACGATAATGATATTTATAAAGCAGGTGGAAACATTAGAGGTAATGAAGCTTTTAATCTATGGACAAAAGCAAGAGCAGGCGAAGAAACCGATGGTGTTATTAAATGGATTAAAGAGAGAGAAGCTTGGGTAGCAAGACATTTTGAAGATGGATCACAGTTTAAATCAGGTGACAAAGCAGGTAGACCATCAAACATTGCAGGGGTAATAGCTCAAATGAAGTGGGGTGTTATAGGAACATTAGGCGAACAAAAAATGAAAGATGTTGTGTTAGAAGCTATCAAATATACAGAACAAAAAGAATCAGGATCAGCTAGTCAAGCACAACAGGATAGAGAAATGGAAACAAGACAAGAAACAATTGAATATAAAGTAATTATCAAAGAGGGTGAAAATAAGTATGGTGAGGGTAACAAGTTTTATTTAGATGGCGAACTCTCACCAAGACTTATCATGCTTCAAGGAAATACATATAGTTTTGATCTCAGCGATGCTTCAAACAAAACACACGCATTAAGATTTTCAACAACAGAAGATGGTACTCATAGAGAAGGTAGTGCGTACACAAAAGGCGTAAGTGTTGAAGGTAAAGCAGGTGAAGATGGAGCATCAATTAGTATAGAGATTATGGAAGATACTCCTGATTTATATTATTACTGTGTCAACCATGCAGGTATGGGTAATAAGATTGAAGTCAGAGAATTAGATGAAGAAAGACAAGTATCCGATGCTGTTGAAAAAGGTCTTAAAGAAAAAGTAGAAAAACACAATGAAGAAGTCGGAAACACAGCTTCTAAAAGAACAACTTACAGAACACTACTTGCAGTCTTTGAAAGAGGTATTGGTGCATATAATACCAACCCTGCTTCAGTAAGACCTAATGTAAGCTCACCTGAACAATGGGCGTACGCAAGAGTTAATAGCTTCTTATTTGCATTACGCAATGGGAGGTTTCAAGGTGGGAAGCATGATACTGATTTGCTTCCTGAATCACATCCTTTATCAAGCAAAGAGGAGAAATCTATGGAAGATAAACAGGATAGGCATATCCTCAATGTAAGCGAAACCGATGATAAAGTTGTTGTTGAGTTTGCGAAGCATCAAGAGGATGAAAAAGAAGGCGAAGAAATGGAAATGACTGAAGAAGCACGTCCATATCATTATGACGATGAAGATGAAGATAAAGAAAGAAAAGTAGTTGATCTCAAGGTCAATTACAGAACTATTGATTTATCAAGATCAGAATTTGTCGATGAAGAAAACAGACGTGTCAGAATTGGCGTTTCTAGTGAAGAGCCTGTTGAAAGAAGTTTTGGGATGGAAGTTCTAGGACATTCTGCTGAAGATATAAACATGGAGTTTATGGAATCAGGAAGAGCACCACTTTTGTTAGATCACGATATGACTAAACAAATTGGTGTTATTGAAGAATTTAAACTTGATCAGACTGCTAATAGGACAATAGCAGTAGTTAGATTTGGTCGATCTGCTCTAGCTGAAGAAGTATTTAGAGATGTGCTTGATGGTATACGCATGAATATAAGCGTGGGCTATCGAGTGGATAAATTAACCAGAATGAAAGAAAAAGATGAGAACTACTATAGAGCTAGTTGGACACCACTTGAGGTTTCTAGTGTAAGCGTACCTGCTGATCAAAGTAGACTTGTTGGAGTCGGACGTTCTAAAAATATTGCTGAAAAAGCAAAGGTACAAATTATGTCAAACGAAAAACAAGAAATTAATCTTGATGAAGTTAGATCAGAGAGTGCTGAAGCTGCTAAAAAAGAATTTGCAAGAAACTCAAAAGAGATTCTTGATTTAGCTGTTAAGCACAATAAAAGAGATTTAGCACATCAAGCTATTTCTGAAGGCAAATCTGTTGAAGAATTTAGAGGTGTATTATTAGACAACATATCTAACGATACTCCTTTAGAAACTCCAAAAGATATTGGTCTTTCAGAAAAAGAAACAAAAAGATTTAGCTTATTAAGAGCTATCAATGCGATGGCAAATCCAACTGATAGAAGAGCACAAGAAGCTGCTAAATTTGAATTTGAAGCTTCTGAAGCTGCACAAAGATCATATGGGCAAACTGCTCAAGGTATTATGCTTCCAGATGAAGTTTTAAGAAATTGGAATCAAAGAGATTTATCAGCAGGCTCAGATGGCGACCTAATTGGTCAAGATTACAGAGCAGGCGACTTTATCGATGTTCTAAGAAATAACTCTGCTGTTATGCCATTAGCAACTATGCTTAATGGTCTATCAGGCGATGTTAAGATTCCTAGAAAAACTGCTGCTGCTTCTGCTGCTTTCATTAGCTCAGAGGGTGGTGCTGCAGGTGAATCTGAATTAACAGTAGGAAATGTCAGTATGTCTCCTAAGTCATTAGGTGCATTTACAGACATTACAAGACAACTTATGATTCAATCATCAATCGATGTTGAAAATCTAGTTAGAAACGATCTAGCACAATCTATGGCTTTAGCTATTGATGATGCTGCATTAGAAGGTTCAGGAAGTTCAGGTAATCCAACAGGTATTACTAACACTTCAGGGATAAATTCAGTATCACTTTCAAGTGCTGCTGCTCCTACTTTTGCTGAGTTAGTTTCTATGGAAACTGCTGTTAGAGTTGATAATGCATTACTAGGCGACTTAGCTTATATAGTGCATCCATCTAACTATGGAACATTGAAAACTACTGAAAAAGCAACCAACACAGCACAATTTGTAGCTGCTAACAATGAGATCAATGGTTATAACGCTGTTGTATCTCCACAGTTAACTGCAAACAATTACGTGTTTGGTAACTTTAACGACCTACTTATTGGAATGTTTGGAGGGCTCGATGTGGTCGTGGATCCTTTCAGTCAGTCAAGTACAGGTACAGTTAGAATTGTTGCTTTACAATCAGTTGATGTAGCTGTTAGACACGCTGTGTCTTTCTGTGCTGCTTCATAATTGAGTGGTTTTAACGACTAACAAAATGGGTGGCTTAATTGCCACCCAACTTAGAAAAGGTGGGTATATGAAATATTTAATACTAAGCGACACAGTTGCTAACAAAGAAAAAGTAAAAGCAGGTGATGTGGTTGAACTTCCTGTTGATGAAGGAAGATCATTGGTTGGTTATGGTAAAGCTGAAGAATACAAAGGCAAGCCAAAAAAAGAAACTAATAGAAGCGTAGGATTAGAAAAATCCGAAACTCCTAAACCTAAAAAAAGAAGTAAAAAATAATGCCATTAGAGAGTGCTGCTGATTTTTCAAGCTATGTAGAAACCACAACAGGTCATGGTGTTACAGGTACTTTTGTTGAAAAACAGCAGAACTTCTTTGATGATTTTCCATTGATAGATACTATGAGTTTTATTGATGATGGTGCTACTAAAATAATAAACTTAATTATTGATCAAGAATATTTTGGTATCGGTGGCGGTACTGTTGATGTAGATGGATTTGAACCAAGAGCAGTAGTAAAAGCTACAGACGTTCCATTTATATCACAAGATGATGAATTAAGAGTAGATGCTATAACAACAGATCAGGGTAATACACTTGTTGCAGCAACTACATTTTTAGTAAAAACAGTTGAGCCTGATAATACAGGCTTGGTTTCATTGGTATTACAAAAACAATGAGCCAATTTAGATTAGAAACAGAAGCAGATATGCTTAATTATTTAGATAAAGATTATGGTCATGGTGTAGGAGCAACCTATACAAGAAGCGGTACTGCTTCATCTATTAGTGTTATTTTGAACAATGAATTTATATTGCAAGACGAGGGTATTGGTTTAGAAGCGTTGAAACCGACAGCACATGCTAGAAGTGTCGATGTACCAAATGCATCTTTTGGTGATTTATTAAATGTAGAAGCTATAAAAGATGTTGATGGTAATACATTAAAAGCTGCTCAAAATTATACTATTGTCAATGTGCAAAAAGATCGCACAGGTTTTTCATCTCTTATTCTTGAGGAAGTGTAATGGCTAATCATGTAAGACAACAAATCAGAGAATACTTTGGAACTAACCTTAACAACCTAACAACTACAGGAACAAGAGTGCATGAATCTAGGGTTTATCCATTAGACACACTTCCTGCATTAGTAATTTACACAAAATCAGAAACATCCGAACCATTAGTTATGCATACTGATAGAGTTATGCAAAGAGATTTAAGCGTAGTTGTTGAAGGCTATGCAAAAGGAACTTCGAATTTTGATGATACTATTGATACAATATGCAAAGAAGTTGAAGAAGCTATTGCTGCTGATACTACATTAGGTGGTCTTGCAAAAGACACTTTTTTAGAATCAACAGAAATAGAGTTCAATGCGGAAGGCGAACAACCAATGGGTTTTGTTTCGCTTACATTTTTAACAAAATACTACGTTCAGGAAACCAATCCTGATGTAGCAGTTTAAAGAGGAAAAATTATGAAATTAATTAGTCCAAATGGTAAAAGTTCTATAGATGCTCATCCTGATAGTGTTGAGTATTTAAAAGAAAAGGGTTGGAAGGAAGAAGCAATCCCATCGAAAGATAAAGTTAAATCTTCTTCTAAAACTAAAAACGAGGAATAACTATGGCAACACATCTTGGAAAAGAAGGTACAGTACAAGTAGGCTCTAACGCTATTGCTGAAATTAGAAGTTTTAGTATTGATGAGACTATTGATGTGGTTGAAGATACATCAATGGGCGATTCTGCAAAGACGTACTTAGCTTCTATTAAAGATTTTAGTGGATCAGTTGATGTTTTATATGATGAAACTGATACCAATGGACAGACAGCTTTAGCAGTTGGTTCATCTGTAACGCTAAACTTTGCACCAGAAGGATCAGATAGCGGTGATGTAAAGCTTACTGGTACAGCAATTGTTACAGGCAAATCTATCTCTTCATCTTTTGATGGATTAGTAGAAGCTAGTATTACTGTTCAGGGTAATGGCGGTCTAACAACTACTACATATTAATTATGTCAGTAATAGATAAAGCCAAGCAGCATTTTAGTGGTCAAGATATTACTAAAATTGCAGTTCCTGAATGGGGAGATGAAAATGAGCCTTTATATATTTACAGTAAGCCATTATCACTAGGAGAAACCTCTAAGCTATATAAACTTAGCAAAGAAGATGATCTTACGATGATGGCTTATGTTCTAATTTATAAAGCTCTTGATGCCGATGGCAATAAACTTTTTGACATTGGTAATAAGAATGATCTGCTTAACAATGTAGATAGAGAAGTATTGATGCGTGTAGCACAACAAATAATGGGACAAGAGCCTATTGAGGATGTCAAAAAAAAGTAAAAAAAGATACTAATTTATTTTTTCAATATGCACTAGCAGAAAAGCTAGGCAAGACATTACAAGAATTACAAAGTATTAGTATCGAAGAGTATCAAGGTTGGATTGCATACTTTGAATTAAAAGAAGAAGAGAGCAAAAGGTAATGGCAAAGAGACAAGTAAAATTTGAACTTTCAGCAGTAGATAGAACTAAAGCTGCTTTTAGTTCTGTAACCAAAGGATTAAAAGGCGTTGGTTCAGCTTCTGCTAGTGCTGCGAAAGGCGTTGTGGGTGTTGGTTTAGCTGCAACAGCTACAGCAGGTGCTTTAGCTTTAGTTGTAAACAAATCTTTTGAGTTTATAGATGCTATTGGTAAAACTGCAACTAGAACAGGTATTACCACTTCTGCTATTCAAGCTTTTCATTTAGCTGCTAGAGAATCTGGAACTAACATTGAAGGTGCTAACAAAGCACTTGAAAAATTTGCTAGATCAGTTGGTGATTCTCAACGTGGTCTAAAAACAATGACTGATATTTTTAAAGCTCTTGGCGTAGAGCTTGAAACTAATGATGGGCATTTTAAATCTACAGATACTTTGTTAGAAGAAGTAGCAATTGGAATTAGCAATCTTGGTAGTCAAACACAAAAAGCAACAGCACTAGCTAATCTATTTGGTCGACAAGGTATTTTACTTACCAATGCTCTTGAAGATTTAGCAGATAGAGGTATGGATGGTTTTATTGATAGAGCAGAAAGATTAGGATTGGTATTGTCTACAAAAACTGTTAGAAGGGTTGAAGCTTTTAATGATGCAGTTGGCGTTATAAAAATGCAAATAAGCTCTTTCGTAAATAATGTTTCTGCAAGCTTTTTACCTATCTTTGAAAAAATACAAGTAACAATTGCAGATAAGATACAAAAAATAATAGATGACTTTGGTGGTATGGATAGTATAGCCGTATTTATACAAAATTCTATTATAGAGTTTGCAAAAAACGCCATAATAGCTGTTGGTCAATTTAGAGATAATTTTGCATCTTTTGTTAGAGATATAAAAATAAAAACTATTGAAATAGAAATTGCTTTTAGAGAAATGGCGATTAATATTTTAAAATCGCTTTCTAAATTTGGTGATTTTAGCGATGCAATAAATGATCTTGAATCGCCACTTAGAAGATTAAATGACAAAATATTTTTGCTAAATCACACAACAACACAACATGGAGAAAGTGCAAAAAGAACTGCAAAAGGTTTAGATATATACAAAATAACACTTGAAGATTTACAAGATAGTCAAAATGGCTTTTTAAGTTCATTAGTAAAAGCTAACAATGAGCTTGACAGGGTAAATCCAATCAATGCATTTAAAGATTCATTAGCAGACGTTTCAAAAACACTTGACACTATTGCAGTTAATTCAATGAAAAAATTTGAAGATAGTATTGTTGAAGGATTAAGAACTGGTAAATTATCATTTAAAAGTTTTGCTGATTTTGTTGTTGAACAACTTGTTAGAGTTGCAATACAACAACTATTAGTTGCTAGTTTAATTGATCCATTTAGGAAAATGCTTTCAGGTGGCAAGTTGGGTGATCTTATGGAATACAATAGACTAACGGATGGCGACACTCTTTTTGATGCTGAAGGCGGAGGATATACAGGCATGGGTGCAAGAACAGGCGGAGTGGATGGGCGTGGTGGCTTCCCTGCAATACTACATCCTAACGAAACAGTTATAGATCACACAAAAGGACAAGGCATGGGTGCTACTGTAAACTTTAATATATCAACAGTAGATGCAGCAGGTTTTGATGAACTGCTTGCTACAAGAAAAAATATGATTATAAGTATGGTTAATCAAGCTTATAACTCAAGAGGTAAAATGGGAATAGCATAATGTCAGGTACTTTTCCAACAACCATAAAACCTAGCAGTCTATCATTGCAAGACAATAGACCTAATCTTATAAATCAATCTGTATCTGGTAAAAGAGTTACTAGAAAATATGGATCACAATTTTTTACTCTGGATATTACCTTACCACCTTTATCAAAAGATGATGCGATGGATGTTTTTGCTTTTCTTAAAAAACAGCAAAACTCTTTTGATAAATTTGATTTTACATACCCAATAACAAACAGAGGTGCTAACAGAACACAAACAGATATAGTAGTTAATGGCTCTCATAGTGTTGGTGACAATACTATTGCACTATCAGGTTTTGATAATTCAACATCCAATGTTTTAAAAGCAGGTGATGTAATAAAGTTTGCTAATCACGATAAAGTTTATATGGTTACAAAAGATAATTCTAACCCACCAGTAAACCCATCCTCAGACGGAAGTGGTAATGCTACAGTAACTATAGAGCCAAGTATAATATCATCACTTGCAAATAGCGAAGCAGTAACAGTAGATCAACCAAATTTCAAAGTGTATTTAGATAGTGATATTTTGTATACAACAAATACTTCAGGTTTATTTTCAATAAGCTTTTCATTGAGAGAGTGCATTGAATAATGTCAAGGAATTTAAGCTCATCATTACTTACGCAACTTGCTAATCCGACTAATACATTTTGCTTCTTATTAGAGATAAACACATCAACAGTTTTTAGATTAACTGATAATCAGTTTAATGTAACTTATGATTCAAATACTTATACATCTTCTGGTGAAATAATTGCAGTAAGCACAACACCAGAGACAGGAGAGCTTAAAGTAGAAGAAACATCTATTGAATTATCTAATATAAACTCAACACTAATATCTGTTTTTGATGATGAAAATTATATAGATAATGCTGTAAACATTTATCTTGGTTTTTTTGACAGTAACGAAACTTTTATTGATGCACTTACATACTTTTCAGGCAACATAAAAAATGTAGAAGTTGATGAAAGTAAAACAGACTCAAAAATAACTGTAACTTGCTCTAATCATTGGTCAAATTGGAACTTAAAAAAGGGAAGGCATTTTACAGATGAATCACAGCAATTAGCCTTTACATCCGATAAAGGTCTTGAGTTTGCACACATAACAAAAGAAAACATAAGGTGGGGAAGTTAAATGGGTATTTTATCTTTTTTGCAAACTGTATTTACAATCTTAACAGTAATTACTGGTGTTAAAAATTTTAGAACGGCACAAAAGCTCAAAGATAAAGGTCAAGATATTTTAGCTACAAAAATTGCCGATGGCGGTAAGATTCCTGTTATCTATGGAAGAAGAAGAGTTGGTGCAACCTTGCTTTACATGGACACAGATTCAGGTAACTCAAGAGAATTGTTTGTTGTGTATGGCTTGTGTTTAGGCGAGATTGATTCAATTGAGCTTGATACTATAGAAATCAATGGAATACCTATTTCTGATACAAGTGTTTTTAGAGATGGGTATTACACAGGATCAGACAAAATTAGTAGTGGAGCAGGATCACTTAACACAGCAAGTCAAATAGGTAATGTTCAAGTTGGTGCTAATAATGGAAGAAGTGGTGAAGATCCTGCAAAAAGATATAGGATGGTATTCAATGCACATCATGGAGCAGACGACCAAACTGCTGATCCTATGCTTGTAGCATCGCAAACTAAATGGACAAGCAATCATAGGCTTAGAGGTATTGCATATATAGCTGCATCTTTCGAATATGACACTAAAGGAATGTTTACATCTACACCAGAACTTACAGTAGTTGTAAAAGGAAGAAAACTTTATGATCCTAGAAAAGATGGTTCTATTACTGGGGGATCAGGTTCACATAGAATTGATGATGCAACAACTTATGAATGGTCAAATAATGCTGTGTTGCCTTTACTTGATTATATACATCAAGATCATGGTAAAGGTCTAGCAGCTTCTTTAATTGATTTACAATCATTTCAAACAGCAGCAAATACAGCAGATACAATTGTAAATGTTCCTGATTATGCAGGCTCTTATTCTGCTGCAACTTATACAGCGTTAAATGGTGATAATTTTATAGATGTTGATGAAACCACATGGGGAAAACTAAAGGGTAATGAAAAAATATCTGTAAAAGATAGTGGTGGTACAACAATACTTAATAGGGCAAATATATTAGATGTGCAACGCAACACTCCTCATTCTGGTTCTACAAGTTATAGAATTTACATTGACGATACGCCAGACGAAAAAATTAGTAAAAGCGTAACATTTTCAGCAACAAATGGTGATGCAACGATTACTGCAACTTGTACTAGTCATGGAGCAAGTGTAAATGATAGGGTTCTGTTTGCAGGTGCAACAAGTTTGGGTGGCAATATTACAGATGTTGTTTTAAATAAACTATACACAATAACAACAGTTGCCGATGCAAATACATTTACCTTTGAAGCAACAAACTTAGATGGCACAACTGCAACAGCAAACTCTTCTGATACAGGCAATGGTGGCGGTAGCGTTACTGCTAAATTTATGTATGAAGATGAAACAGGAACAGTTTTAGCAGAAGTTACTAGATTTGAGTGTAATGGTGTTGTAGATACCAATGAAACTGTTTTAGAAAACACAAGAGAATTGCTTTCAAATGTAAGAGGTTTTTTAAATTATGTAGATGGTAAATATTCTGTTCTCTTAGAAGATACAGGATCATCAAGCTTTAGTATCACAGAAGATCATATTATTGATGATGGTATAAAAATAAAATATGAGGATAAAGCAGAAAAACTAAACAAAGTTGTTGTTCAATTTTTTAATGCACAAAAGAAATTTGAAGCTGATACCAAAACTGCTTTCAATAATGATAATGCAAGCACTTATAAAAATGACGATGGCGGAGAAGAATTAGAAACTACTTCAGAATTTTCATATATCACTAATCCATATATTGCTTTTAATATGGGTAAAACTATTCTAAATAGAAGCAGAAACCAAAAAACAATATCTTTTGTTGGCACTCCTAGATTGCTAAATCTTACAGCAGGAGATGTTGTTGATATTACTTATTCACCATATAACCTATCAAGTGCGTTATATAGAATTGAAGCTGTAAATCTATTGGAAAATGGATTGGTAAATATACAAATGCTTGAATATCTTGACATTTATTCTTGGGATGCAAGTCCACCAACAGAAAATGTAGGTGATGAAACAAGATTGCCAACAGGCACAGAAACATCAAAAGTTACATCTTTGGCGTTTACAGATACTAATGCAAGTTCAATAGGGAGACCATTTTTATCTTGGACAAATCCTACAGATTATCCATCAAAAGAATTTAGAGTTTCAATAGTTGATTCAAGCGGTAATGAGGTGCATAACAGAATTGTAAGTGATAGCAAGGTTGATCTTAACTTTATTAAAACAGCATCAAACTATGTAGCTTCTGTTACTACAATAAATACAATAGGAGCAGAATCAGAATCAACTGATTTAACTTTTACTGTTTCAGACGAACCAATAAAAGCAGGTGATATACAAGCAGGCACAATAACTGCTGATAGGTTAAATGTTACAGACTTAGCTCTTGATTTTACTGCTGCTACTGTTTCAGGTGCATCGATAGGATCATTTCAAAACAATACTATGCGACTTAAAAAAGTTGCAGATTTAGGTACAGCAGCAGGCATCTATCATATTTATTGTAGAGTTTTTGGTGGTAATGGTGAGGTAAAAACATTATCCATTGTTGCAGGTGATGGTACTTATGGCACAGGATCAAGCTTTGAACTAAGAGATGATTTTGCTTATAGTGATGGATCAACGCCTACAATACCTACAGCAGATGAAGGCTCTGCTCAATATCACTCTGGACAAACACAGTTCTTTTCAGCAATTGATAGATTTGATAGCACTAACGAAATGGTGCAAAAAGATTTTATTGTCAGAAAAGCAAGCAATACAAGCAGAACACTAAGGTTATATGTTTTAGCTCAAGGCGATGGTAACAATAAGCAATTAAGTAATGTGCAATATGGTTTTTATAGATTTTCGGAGATTTGATGCCAATACATAATTTTGATTATAGCTATAAGTACAACAGCATGAAAACAATGCCAAAAAGTATTGACGATGATACACAAATAGTTAGAGAAGTTTGTGTTGAAGTAACAGGTGTTGATGTTGTAGATAGCGAAAAAACACACACTGAAAAAATGTATTCACAATTAGAAGGTGTTTATAGCTTGCGAGATAATGATTTACCACCTGATTTTATATTAGTGAAAGACATTACAGAGCAACAAATAATAGATTGGTATAAAAAAACTGTAACCCTAGATGATCTAAATATTTACTTTACTTGGCAAATATTCGGTATTGATGAGGTTAATGCATGAGTTTATATTTCAAACACTATAGATATAAACTACAATAGATATGAGGACAGAATATGGCAACACATGATTACAACATAGCTAACCAAATCGGAAGCGAATTTAGAGCAGACTTAAACAATGCTCTTTTAGCTATTGTTTCAAATAACAGCAATGCTACATCTCCAAGCACAACTTACGCTTATCAGCTTTGGGTTGATACAGCTAACAATGTTTTAAAACTAAGAAACTCTGCAAATAATGCTTGGATAACAACAGGTATTAGTATTACAGCTTCAAATAGTTTTACAGGTGATATCACAGGTAATAGTGCAACAGCAACAGCTTTAGCTACTGCAAGAACTATCAATGGCGTAAGCTTTGATGGTACAGCAAACATATCATTCAACACAGATTCCGTTGCAGAAGGATCAAGCAATAAATATTTTACCAACGAAAGAGTAGACGATCAGGTAAATTCTTTACTTACAGCAGGGAGTGGTATCAGTCTTACTTATGACGATGCAGCAGGTACATTAACAATTGCAAACACAAATTCTGCTGATATAACAAGCGTTGTTGCAGGCGATGGTCTAACAGGTGGCGGGACTTCAGGCGATGTAACATTAGCAGTGGGTGTTGATGATTCTTCCATAGAAATAAATTCAGATGCATTAAGGGTAAAAGCAAGCGGTATCACAAATGCTATGCTTGGTGGCTCTATAGCAAATAGCAAACTTGCAAATTCAAGCGTAACCATAAACTCTCAAGCTATAGCTTTAGGCGGATCACACACTTTTGATAGTGATGATATTGGTGAGGGATCAAGCAATTTATATTTTACTAACGCAAGGGCTAGAGGATCATTAAGTATAGGATCAGAAGGATCAGCAAGTGGTAATGGTGCTATTGCTTATAATAGCTCAACAGGTGTATTCACTTATACACCACCAGTTATAAGTGGTTTAACAGGAGATACAGACGATCTATCAGAAGGATCATCTAATCTATATTACACCGATGCAAGAGCTAACTCAGCTATAGATGCAAGAGTTACAAACACATTTATTAATAATCTTTCAGGTGTTGTAGCTGATACTGCAACAGCGTTAGCTACTGCAAGATCAATAGCCTTGTCAGGCGATGTAACTGCTTCAGGTGTAAATTTTGATGGCACAGGCGATATAACCCTATCAACAACAATAGCTGCAAACAGCGTAGCTCTTGGAACAGATACTACAGGCAATTATGTAGCTACAGTTGCAGGCACAACAAATGAAATTGAAGTTTCTGGTTCTGGAAGCGAAACAGCGGCAGTCACAATTGGGTTACCAGATAATGTCACAATAGCAGGGAATCTTACAGTCAACGGAACAACAACCACAGTGAACACTGCAACATTGGAAGTTGAAGACCCTCTCATCAAACTTGCAAAGGCTAATAGTGGTGCTGATAGTGTTGATATAGGTTTCTATGGTTTGTATGACACTTCTGGATCACAGGATTTATATGCAGGATTATTTAGAGATGCTTCTGATAGTGGTAAGTTTAAGCTATTTAAAGATTTACAAGCAGAGCCAACAACCACAGTAAACACTTCTGGAACAGGATATGCAGTTGGCACTTTGGTTTCTAACTTAGAGGGCAATGTTACAGGTAATGTTACAGGAAATGTTTCAGGAACAGCAGCTACAGTTACAGGTGCTGCACAAACAAACATCACAAGTTTAGGAACTCTTACAGGTCTAACAACTACAGGTAATATAAATTTAGGCGATGATGATAAAGTTATATTTGGAGCAGGTTCTGATTTACAAATTTATCATGATGGGAGTAATTCTTTTATAAATGATGCAGGTGATGGAAACCTTAATTTAGATACAAATAGTGCATCAATAAATCTTACCTTCAATAGTGGTGCTGAAAACATGATTACTGCTTCTGCAAACGGATCTGTAGTTCTTTATCATGATAATGCATTCAAACTAGCCACAGATGCTGAAGGAGTGAATGTTTCAGGAGTGTTAGATGTAAGTTCAAAAATAGCAGTTGCAGGTGGTACAGAAGCTACTTCAAGTGATGGCTCTATTCGTACTGAAGGCGGTATATCAGCTGCTAAAAAAATAATTGGTGGAACAAGTATAACCGCAGGAAGTTTTATTGAAGCAGGAAGTAGTAGCTTTTTACGATTCATTGCAGGATCATCAACTACTCCATCTATTTTATTTGGTGATTCCTCTGGAACAGGTGGAACTTTATCATTTAAGAGAAATTCAGATTCAGCCGTTGCTATGTCTATTGATGCAACAGGAACAGTTACAGCAACTACACTAGCAGGAACTTTATCAACAGCAGCACAACCAAATATTACAAGTGTTGGAACACTTACAAGCTTTAGGTCAACAGGTATTGATGATAATGCAGATGCTTTAGCTATAACTATTGATAGTTCAGGCAATGCAATATTTACTAAATCAGGTGGTGCATATTTACAATTAAAAGATGCTAGTGCTGTTAGAGGTGCGATTAATGTAGAAACATCTGATGGTCTAGTATTTACAACTGGCTCTTCATTTACAGAAAGAATGCGTATAGATTCCTCAGGAAATGTTGGGGTGGGAACTACAAGTCCTTCTTCTGTTCTTCATGTCGTTGGTGGTTCTGCAACAATCCCAACATTAAGTAATTCGCATCCATTTACTATCTCAAATAACGGAAACTCAGGTATGTCAATCATATCTTCAGGAACTACTAATGCAGCACAAGTTGTTTTTGGTGATGCAGATGATGCTGATATAGGAAGACTTAGATATGACCATAGTGACAATTCTATGCGATTTTTTACAAATGTTTCAGAACGCATGCGTCTTGATTCTTCAGGCAACTTACTTATAGGTGTTACTTCTGCTCAAGACCCTTCATCAAGTACAACAGCAGGACACACTTTTTATGGTGGTTCGGTTGGTGTTGCTATCCATAGTAGAGCTAGTGCTAATGCTTTAGCTATTCAAAGAACAGGAAGTGATGGAGCAGCAGTAAATTTCTTTAAAACAAACTCAGTTGTAGGAAGTATATCTTTAACATCTTCAGCAACAGCTTACAATACATCATCAGATGCTAGATTAAAAAATATAACAGGGTCAGCAAGAGGATTAGATGTAATCAATAATCTTAACCCAGTTGCTTATAACTGGAAAGCTGATAACCATGCAGACGAAGGTTTAATAGCACAAGAGGTTGAAGAACTTGTACCAAATGCAGTAAACAAAGATGAAGATGGTTTCTATTCAATGGATTATAGTAAACTTGTTACGCATCTTGTAAAAGGTATGCAAGAGCAACAAGAACAAATAGAATCACTTAAAAGTGAGATTGCAAATTTAAAGGAGAAATAACATGGAATGGCATTGCAAAACAATAGATGTTTATACACACGAACATAATGGACATGAGGGCGTAATCTGGAATGTGCATTGGCGAGTTTCTAAAGGTGAAGGAGATTTATCTGCATCATCTTATGGCACGCAATCTTTAAACACAGAAGAGCTTGAAAACTTTACACCACTAGCAGATGTTACAGAAGCTATAGTGCAAGGTTGGGTTGAAGCTGCTATGGGTGAAGATGCAGTTGCCGAATTAGAAAGCAACTTGGATTCTCAAATAGAACAATTAGAAAATCCAACAACTGAAACCATTACTTTAGGAGAGTAAGTATGAGTGAAGAAAACACCACAAATGAAAATCCTGTAATTATTAATTTTAATAACAGGGAATATACAGCAGAAGATTTATCACCAGAACAACTAGAACTAGCAGGTTTGCTGAATGTAGTTGGGCGTGAGATCGCAGGTCTGCAAGGTTATTATGATAAGTGGGTTACAACCAACGATCATAAAAAGCGATTAATAGAAGCCTTTAGTTCTACTCTTGAAACCGAAGAAGAGGAGCAAGAAGAAGAATAATGGCTAGAAAGACCGCTAATGATGTTGCTTCAGATTTACGAGTGCATGAAAAAATGTGCGAGGAAAGATGGAAAACTATTTACAAAAAGACCGATGCATTGCAGGGTTCGGTGGATCATGTAAAGATTTGGCTCATTGGTGGTCTTACAACTATAGTAGCTTCTTTAGTTACTTTAATAGTTAAAACATCTATGTAATATGATTGAAAAATTAATTGATCCGATAACAAATATATTGGATAAGTTTGTTGCTGATAAAGATTTAAAAGCAAAGCTGCAACATGAATTAGACCAAGAACTGCATAAAGCCAATATGGCTCAAATAGAAGTAAACAAAGAGCAGGCTAAACATTCTTCTTTATTTGTATCAGGTGCAAGACCTGCGATTATGTGGGTATGTTGTTTAGGTTTGTTTTGGTCATTCTTTTTAGCACCTTTTTTGTCTTGGTTAATTGTAGCTAGTGGATCAACAGCAACATTGCCTGTAATAGAAACAGAAGGTTTATTATCACTTACTTTAGCGTTACTTGGATTAGGTGGTTTTAGAAGTTTTGAGAAGTTTAAAGGCGTATCTAGAAATAGCTTAAAAGATGGATAAACAAATAATAAAAGATCGCTTGATAGATTTTGAAGCTATGGTGCTTCAACCTTATAAGTGTGCGAGTGGATTCCTAAGTTTGGGTGTAGGAAGAAATTTAGATGCCAATGGTATCAGCGAGGAAGAAGCACTATATCTTTTAAACAATGATATTGAGGCGGTGATAGATAAATTAGATAAGCATTGGAAAGTCTGGCGTAGCTTTCCAGTAGCAGCACAATATGTTTGCATTGATCTTGTATTTAACATGGGAATTAATGCATGGATGTCTTTTAGAAAGACGAGAGCATACATGGAGCTAGGGCAATGGGAGGAAGCAAGTAAAGAATTGCTTAATTCGAAATACGCAAGTCAGGTGGGAAGAAGAGCATTATTTAATAGTGAGGAGCTTGCCAAATGTCAAAGTCAAGCGAACAGCACCAAAGCAATTCAAGACTAGGAGCTTTGGGAGAATCCCTAGTCCAAACATTTTTGCTTGAATATTGCGATTGGTGCTATCCAACGCAAGACAAACATCCTGCTGATCTACTCGTTGAGTTAGGATCAGCTAAATACACAGTACAGGTTAAAACACGAAAGGAAACAAAAGAAGGAAAATATGTATTTGCACATGAACCATCAAGAGCAAAGTCTGAAGTATATCGGCACTATCATTGCGATATTTACGCTTTTGTATTCGTTGGTGCTAGAGGGAAGCGTATCAAGTTCCAACCAAATAACACTACGCAGAATTACTTTACCTTTACAAATAAACAGATAACCGACACCTTTGAAATAGATACCCTGCAAGAAACCTTAGAAGAATTAAGCTCAGTACCTAAAATAAATAAGTTATAAAATATATACAAATATATAAAAATATGTGTATAATACTCTCATGTTAAACAAAAGGAGTAGTAACATGAAAGATAAAACAATAATAGTTGATACAGGATTTTATACAAAGACTGTAAACAAAGAACAGTTTATTAAAAGATGGTTAGAGCATACTGAAGAAGTAAAAAAAATTGTTGATTACACTAATGATGAACAAGTTAAAAAAATAGTGAGGTTTGGAATGTTTGTTGAAGAACTTGCAGAAAAATATTTTGAAAAAACTTATGCAAGACAAAATAAAAAGGAGGTGGCGTAAATGGAAAATATTTATTCTAAATTTAAAGTGGTAGTCGAACTTGAAATGATACACGATGGAAGCATAACTGCTTCCGAAGTTGATTGTATTTTAGGTGACGAGTATTTAGTTGAACAAGGTATGAGAGAAAACTGGATAAAGTTTAAAGTCTTGGATGGTATGACCTTACAAGAGACAAGAACTAATGAAGAGTGTATTGATGATTTTAAGGAGGGTAAGTAAATGGAAACTACATTTAACTATTGGATTATGCAAGAGCCTAAGAAAAATGCTCATAGGCAAGACTTCAAAATGATCGCTAGGTATAGAGATTATGATGAAGCAAAGATTAGAATGTTGCGTGAACTTGCAAAAGGTAAACGTAGCTACATTAAGTCTGTAAAGATTAGCGATGGTGGGTACTATGGTCGGTAAACTAACTAGAGACGATATAGCTACTGCATCTTTAGCACCTTACTTATTTAATGAGTATAAGTATGGCTCAAGGAATGAATCACTTAAAAGGTGTATAGATGCAAAGCATGGTAAATCTACGAGGTACGAGCAGACTTTAATACAAAGAATGGGAGATGTATTAGAAGCACCCTGTATTGAAGAAGCTTGCAATATACTTGGCTTGACCGATGTGCAAACAAATATAAGCGTTGTAGCTAAACATCCATATTTACTCTTTGAAGCATCGCTAGATGGTATGGCTCATGCAGATAATATAACAATCAAAGAGGATGAAAGCAGAGGTATCTATCTTCCAAATGCAACAGAGGTAAAGCTGAATGGTCAGGGTATAGTTGAGAATAAAATTACAAATTCATATCCTGAAAATCCTCCTGCTAATTGGCGTGGTGTATTACAACTGCAAGCACAAATGGAATGTGCAGAGGTTGACTGGGGTGTTTTATGTGTGTTGTACCAATCAACAACTTTTAGAATATTTGTCTATAAGCGTGATCCTGCTTTTGCAGCAAAACTTAGAACAGCAGTAGAAGATTGGAATAAAAGGGTAAAGGATGAAAATTACTTCCCTTTCGAAGTACTTGATGAAAAGCGGAATGATGGCGTGCTAGTGCATCCTGAAGCTACAGAAGATGAAGTGGTTGATCTTGACAAGCTGTATGAGGATCACGCAAGACAAATCATGTTATGCGATGAAACCATCAAGAACGCAAAAGCGAGTAAACAGAACGCAATGTCCAGGTTGATGGAAGCAATGGGTAATCACAGCAAGGCAAGGGTTGGTGAGTTTAGTATCAACTGGGGAATGACACATTACAAAGCTAAAGAGGAAAAGGTTATACCTGCTAAAGAAGCTTACAGCGTTAGAAGGAAAACTTTAAATATTAAGAGGGTATCAGAATAAATCAAATGGAGGAGTTGATGTTGGAGAGTTTTCTGATACCCAACCTTGATTATATAGGAAAAGCAAGATGAAAGTAGAATATGAATTAATTTGGGGTAACAAATATGAGCGTTGGTCAAGTATGTATTTTCATAACAAAAAAGATGCATTGTTGTTTCAACAAAAACATGGTGGTAAGCTCTTAACATGGAGAAGAAAAAATATTAGTTTTTGGGATTGTGAAAACTAACTTTACAGATTTTATTGACGAGGAAGCTATGGAAAAAATAGGCAAGGAAGCAGTTTGGGTGTATAAGGACGTACACAAAAAACTTAAGGTGCTATCAGCAGAAACAGGGAAACCAATGGGACAGCTTGCAGAATACTTTTTAAAAGTTGGTATAAATTCTGTAAAGCATGATCTTGGTAATGTAGATTTTGATGTGGAGAACTTATGACACAGTTTAATGAACAAGTAGCAAAAGCTAGACTAAGGCTAGAAGAAGAGCAGAAGGCAAAAGAGGTTACAGCTATGGGTTGGTCAAGAGATTTAGAGGATAAAACTTTGGTGCATGAATTTACTAACTTTGCCAATGGCACTAGCGTTGTCAGAACAAGAAGGATTTTAGATGGTAAACGCTAGAGCTAAAGGAGCAGCTTTTGAGAGAGAGTGTGCAAAGCAGATCAACGCTATGCTTGAAACTACACACATTGAAGATAGAGTTAGTAGAAACCTCAATCAGTATCAGGAAAAGAATCAACCAGATTTAAAATTACGCTACATTTATTTTGAATGTAAAAATTATGCTAGAAGTAGTAATAATTGGTACAAAGACAAATGGTGGCGACAAGTTTGTGAAGCAGCAGGAGATGATAATACGCCTGTTCTAATTTTTAAGTTTAATCACTTACCGATTAGAGTGGCGTTCCCTTTAAGTATGATTAACTCAAATATAAGCGATAGTGAGTTTCATCATCCTGTTGCCTTCACTTCTTTTGAGGAGTTTTTACACATTCTTAAATATGAAGTTCAGTCATGGAAGAAATAATTAATTATGATGCTGCTTTTGATAAATACTGTTGGGAAGAATATTGTAAGCTGAAGCGAGGTGCAGATTTTTTAGGCATAGTCATAGAAGATTTTGGGAGTTGGAAGGAAAGCAATACTGCTTACCTGATAGCTGAATATGAAATAGTAACTGCTAATAAAGTAGTACATTAAAAAGGAGAGAGGTATGGAAATACTACAAGAATCAGATAATTCAATTTATCTAAAGTTTATCAGTAGGGATAAACAATTTAAGCTTGCAGATCAGGAATGTAAGTTTAAATATATGCAACTTGATCTTGATACATTGCAAACAGGTTGGGGACGTTACGAGAGTGGCTATGAGTTTGTTTGGGATACTGTTGTTGGTGCTAAAACTGAAAGACCAGCAGGAGAAGGATGGACGAGAGCTTTTTCTATTTGGGTTATGGTTGATGGTGTTGAGGATAGACCTTTACTGTGGCAACGCAACAGCGTAAATGAGTATCAAACAATGTTAGAGATACTTAGAGGATGCTACAACCAATGGAATGAGAAGAAGCCTGCTTTGCCTTGTTTTGCATTTACAGGCACAGAAACTATAAAAGGTAAGATGAATGACTTTAATAGAGCTAATTTTTCTTTTGTAGATTGGAAACCGAGAAAAGATACATTTATTATTCCTACGTTTGAAGCACCTAACGATGATGATTATAAAAATCCAAATGCAGGTTTAAGTGATCTAGTAGATCAGCAAGTAGCCAAGAGTGGTGATCTCAATGAAGATGATCTTCCGTTCTAGATCATGCAAGATAAGTGGGTTAATGTAGCTCCACGAATTGCTTTAGAAGTATTAGGAGAACCGAAAACTAAAACAGATAAAGAATGGCGTTGGGGTAGTAAAGGTAGTTTTGTATTTAATATTGAAGCAGGTACTTTCTTTGATTTTGAGAATGATACTGGAGGAGGAGTTGCTTGGTTATTAGAAACAAACAATATAGAGAAAGACATTTTGCAAAAGTTCGATCAAGGCTTTGCATCCAATGGCAACAACACGATTACCTCCGTAGAAACTGTTGCCAAAACTACTCCAAAAAAAATGGGTGCAAAGTCTTTCCTTAGAGATGCCATGTTAAAGCTTTGGTCGCAAGCTGAAGTTAAACTTAAATACAATGACAGCTTTTTAGTCTTACGCTTCCCAGAAGGACATCCAATCAAACAAAAGTACGCACCTTTTACAAAGGTTGGTGATAGTTGGGTGATGCGTAGACCAGAGGGCAAGTTGCCTATATATAGCGAGTGCAACCATCCCAATAAGCCTATCCTCATTAATGAGGGAGAGAAGGCGTGCATGGGAGCAGGCAAGGTATATGAGGGCGATGTTGCCTGTTGGCATGGAGGAGCTAGGTCTTGGGAGAAATCAGACTGGTCGCCTGTATTTAATAGAGATGTTTATATCTTCCCAGACAATGATGATGTAGGTAAAGAAGTTGCATGGGAGTTAGGAAAGTATCTGAAGAAGAATGGATGTAGTGTAAGGATAGCTTTACCGCCTAAAGACTTTGCAGATAAAGACGATCTTTGGGATGCCAATGAAGCTAACTACTTTGATAATAGTTTTGCGTTAGAGCAATACATAAAAGGTAATCAAATGTTACCACCAAAAAGCGATATTTACTTTCAACGCATCGATGAAGTTATGGCGGAAGTAAAAGAGCCTGATTGGTTGATAGAAGATATGTTTGAGAGAGAATCAGTTATGTCTATCTTTGGTGCTGCTAAATCAGGTAAATCTTTTGTAGCTATAGCTATGGCGTGTGCTGTTGCGATGGGAGAGCAGTTTTATGGAAGTGCTACTAAACAGGCAACTACGCTTTATCTGTGTGGAGAGGGCAAGCGTGGAGTTGGCAGACGTATAAAAGCTTATGAACAATACTTTAACAAAGACTTATCAAAAGCACCATTGCTGCTATCAAATAGAGGTGCAAGGATTACAGAGGATGATGAGTTTGATAAGTTGTTGACAACTTGCAGGGAGATAGAAGAACAATATGGAAGTATCGGTTTAATTATATTTGATACCTTTCAGCGTAACTTCTCAGGTAATGAGAACTCTAGTGAAGATGTGGGATTATTTATACAGCGATTAGATAAGTTAGTTGCAGAGTTTGGTGCTACATGTTGTTTTGTGCATCATACAGGACATGGATCAAACGCTAGAGCAAGAGGATCAAGTGTTATACAAGCAAGTTTAGATTATGAGTTTAAAGTTAGTAGAGATGATATTGTTGATGAAATGTGGGTTGATTTTGAGCAAACACTTAACAAAGATGGAATGGGTATGGCTAAGATGAATTACAAGTTCCATGAGGTAAATCTGCTTGGCTTTGATAATCTAACAAGTGGGGTGCTGATACCTGAAGATAAGCCAATAGATATTAAAGAATCTACAGTTAATGAAGAAACTATAAAGGCACTTATAACTGTAGCTGAACAGCAATGCCCAGACGATCCTGTAAGTGTTTGGCTAAATGCAGCAGATATAGAGGGTATATTGAAAGTAAAACGCAAGACTGCTCAAGGAAGATTGAAGCAATTGAAGGGAAAAGGATTGGTGCATTACAAAGAAAATTATGGTTATCAGGCTAAAAAATGGGATGAAGGAGTGTTTTGATGATACCTTTTCCAAATAAAAAATATAATACAATAGTTCTTGATCCTGCTTGGAATATAACAATGGCTACAGTTTCATCTAATAAAAGAAGACCAAATACAAAAACAAAATTAGATTACCCAACAATGACTTTAGATGAAATAAAGGCATTACCAATAGGAGAAATAGCAAATTTAGGTTGTCATGTATATACATGGACTACCAATAAAATGCTTCCATATACATTTGATGTATTAAAGTCTTGGGATGTAAATTATCACTTAACTTTAGTTTGGACAAAACACAATGGTATGACACCAAACTTTGCTTATAAATTTGCTACTGAATTTTGTTTACTTGGGTTTTATAAAAAACCTATGCAAAAATTTAAAAGATGTGGAAAGTTAAATTGGATAAGCACTAACGCACCAAGAAAACACTCAACAAAACCACAAGAATTTTTTGATTTAGTAGAAGAAATGTCGCCTAGCAATTATTTAGAGATGTTTGCTAGAAATAAAAGAGATGGTTGGGATGTTTGGGGTAATGAGGTTTAGTCAGGGTGGATATAAAAGTGGATAGATGTGGATATAAAGTGGATATAAATTGGCTATTTTCTATCCGAAATCAACATATAGTGGATATACTGGATATATATATACCTTGTATATATCCATGTATCCATAATGATCCGAGTTTTTGATATATCCATGAAACATATATATAAAGATAATGCTTTGTTGCAAATTAAGATACTAAGGAAGCTTGAATCACAAATCACTAAAAGATGGGGTGGCAAGCATAGACTATTAAAAATAATACCAAGTAATGTTGCATTAAAATTTGAGAGAGCAGAATGGATGTTTAGAGAATCATTAAAGAAACAAAATTATAAAAAGATATTCTCTATGTGCGAGATGATGCAAAGAGCTTACGATGCAATTATCGAAGCTGCTACAGATAGTGGATATGCAGAACTTGATCCGAATATATCTTGCTATAAATACAATAAAGATAAATATGCACTTATCGTTGGTAATGACTATGAGTTAGAAAATGTTTATCATAAATACAAACAAGAAGAAGATTGCATCATTTTTAGCATTGAAGAATTGTTTAGATGTATTCCTGAACATTGCATAGATGCTAAAGAACAATTAACACAGGGTAACTTTAACCCTACATTTACAAAAATTAACTATGCCAACAAAACTTAAACCAAGCGTAAAGCATTACGATAGAAAAACAGGTAAGACTACTGTTGAGCATTTTTATCTTAAGAATACTAAATTAGAAGAATTGTTAGATATAATTAATTCAGATAGAGCAAATCCTAAACTTAGGATTAAATGTAAACGAGAACTTGATAGGCGTGCAAATGTCAAAAGGAGATAAGAGGAGACCTGAAGATAAGAAAAAGATAGATGCTAACTGGCATAAGATATTTAAGAATGGGAAAGATAAGACAAATAATAAGCAAGATAATTGATAGATATATTGAAAGATCATTGCAGAAACAAGCAAACAGATTACATGGGAGAACTAAATGATTAAAGAGTTTGATTCAGTATTAAAGCCAAGACACTATTGCGAAGACAAAATAGAATCATTGGACTACATAAGACAACAATTAGGCAAGCAAGGATATATGGCTTATTGTGTAGGTAATATGCATAAATACTTGCATCGACATGAGAAAAAAGAAAATAATATAGAAGATTTAAAGAAGCTTATCTTCTACGCTAATGAGAAGATAAAGGAGCTAGAAAGTTTATGAGCAAAGTAATTAATATTCAGATACTTAAAGAAAAGATTGACGATGGTGCATCAAGCTATGATTGTGCAAGAACTTTTGGTGTTAGTCAGTCAACAGTTATTAGAAGAGCAAAGCAACATGGTTTACAGTTTAAAGGTAAATCAGCATGGAGAAACTTATGAAGATAAGTGTTAAAAATAATATTAAAGAAGCTACACGAGGATTAAGTAAAATTCATAGAGAGCAAGTACCTTTTGCAACTTCTAATGCAATAAATATGACACTATTTCAATTAAGAAAAGAAATGGGTAAGCAAACAACTAAACATCTTGATAGACCAACACCATTTACGCAAAAAGGTTTCTTGGTGGAAACAGCAAAGAAAACAACTTTGAAGGGTATGTTGTTTTTAAAAGAAGCTGTTGAAAAATATTTAAGATTTCAAATAGATGGTGGTACAAGAGTTACTGGCAAGCATATACCCATACCCTACAAACCAAACGCTAGACTAAATAAGTTTGGTAACATAATTGGAAAGCGATCAGGTCTTGTAAAAAAATCAAATCAATTTATAGGAGAAGTCAATGGTATATTGGGTGTATGGGAAAGAAGAAAAGTAAGTTCATCTACAACTGCTAAATCACCATTAAAACTTGTAATCGCATTTACAAAGTCAGTTGATTATAAACCAAGATTTCCCTTCTACAAGATAAGTGAAATGTTTACAAAAAATAAGTTTGATAGAAACTTTACAAGAGCATTTAATAAAGCGGTCAGGAGTAGTCGCTAGTGCGTAGGTTCTTTCTAGCACTCTATCATGGGTTATTCGCGAC